TCTAATATTAACTTGGCTAGGTCATGGCTCTTTAATCCATTTTTATATATATGCTCTTTTAAATATATCTTCATCTTTCTTTTGTCTATTGCCACTTCTGTTAAGGTATCAACGTCAACACTAAATCCAAAATCCATACCGCATGATGTTTGCAATCCATCAGGATTAAACTCTCCTATACTCCAATTATCAAATACAACACCCTCTGCTTTGTCTAGCCATCCACCCATTATTTTATGTTGGTACTTTTTAAAGTTCCTATGCTTTATAGCCTTAATACGCTCTAAGAAGCTATTAGAGAGGTTTTCTTTATTGTCTAGGTATGTACTATGGATATAGCATACATTGTCTTTAACGCCATTAAAACCTGCTTCAACGCCTTTGTCTTGAAAAAACCTATTATATATCCAATGCTCTTTAGTTACAGGATTTAATATTAACACTATTCTATTTTGTATATTCTTTTCTCTAATGCTTAAATCAATAGTATCAAATATATCCTCATCTATTAGTTCCTCTGCTTCATCTAATACCCAACAGCTAATGCCTTGTAAAGATTTTAAACTTGCAGTTTGGTTTCCTGCTGAGGTCTTAATACCTCTAAATAATATATCGGATTTGTTTTTAAGATTAACTACCTCAGCTTTGTTTACGCTAAAAATATTCTCATATCCTAATAGTTGTATCTTTTCTAAAAACTCAGGTATTATTGATAGATGTGCAGATACCATTGTGTATCTTGTAAACAAAACCCTAATCCCCTCTGCCATAGTCAGCAAAGTTAAAAATACTGTTACTGCAAATGATTTGCCTGAGCCTCTACCACCTGTAATGATAAAGTATCTAGCATCAGATGTGAATAGCGGATTGTATTTTTTATTCAGATTCAGTTTCTACAAAGTTTATTAAAGGCATGTTGATTGTTTCCTCATTTGACGTTACATCTACCCTTTGTTGTGGTTTGCCATAAAAATACTCAAAGAATAATTTTACTGCCCACTGTTCTTTTTTCTCTAATCCTTTTCTAAGTGATTCTAAAGCCATTGGATTCATTGGTGTAAGATTCTCTATTAGCTTTTGTTCTTCTGCCTTAGCCTTACGCCCTGCTCCTGCTCTTTTACCTCCATGTGTGTTCATTTTGAAATATTTTGATTAATCAAGTCTATATTATATAATAGAAACCTACTTGAATTCGTTTGGCAACATTAATCTTATACCTAATTCTGTTAAAGCCCATATTCTTATTTGGTCTGCATATACTTCAAACTCTTTTGTGTTCATACGTGCTGTGCTGTTTACTGTTTGTAATCCTATCTGCCTTTCGTTTATCTCTATGCTTTGCCACTCGCTTGAAAACTTTACTTTTAAAGTATCATGCATTTCATCAGGAAAGTAACCTAACTCTTCTGCTAATGGTTGTACTATACATGCCCAATAGTAATTGTTTTGCATATTGCTTCTATTGTTTCTTTGTTTCTTTACTTTTACTATATAATCAGTTCCTAACTCTTTAAGATAATTAAAAAGCGATTGTTTATCCTGACTGCTTTTAATTACGAAATTCATATTGTATATATTTGCGTGTTATACTATTTTCACGTCTTTGCTTAAACTCATCTTTAAGTATTTTAGTAATCCTTGTATGTGCAACATTAAACTTATCTGTCATTTCTTTTAAGCTGTTTGCATTTGGATTGTTAAAGTAATATTCAACAACCTTTTTTGCTAGTGCCTTTGGGTTCTTTGGTATTCTAGGTTTTGTTTTCATTAATAAAATGGTTCATTTACGCCTCTCTCTCCTATTAGCTTTTCTTTTGCTCCATCCCATAATTTATCATGTCGTTTTTTTTTACTTAATGATGCTTCTGTTCTTTTAATACTTGGCATCCCTTTAGCAGGTTCACTATCCATATATTTACCACATTTACACATTACATCAGCAACCCACTTGCCATCTCTAAAGATTATGGTTGCTTTGCTTACTTCTTTTTCTTGCTCTCCGCATGGGCATTTATATAATGTCATAGTTTCCCTCCTGTTTGTGCTAATCCGCCTGTTCTTGTTTTGCTGTTAATATAAATCCTTTCTAACTCAAAATGCAAATGGCTTATTGCTTTGCGTATATCTTGCTCAGCAGGGTTTCCCTCTTTTTTACCTGCTCTTAAAAGATATGTAATAGCAGTTCCTAAATTATAACTATCCGCCTGAAAATCTTCTATGACTTTCCTGGCTTCTATTTTGTAAGTTTTGCCAATATAGTAACTCGGTATTTCTTTATTCATTTTATTTGTATTTATTATATAGTTTTTTTATTCCATCAAAGCATGTAGATATACAACTACCACAATTTGTAGTAGGGCTGTAATTAGTCATGTGTATAACATTGTAGGTTTCTATCATTCTTTTTTTTGCTTGTACGTCTTTTGCCCTGCCTGTTTTTAAATCTTTCCACATGTCTAATATTTCATCTATTATTTCCTGTGGCAAATCATCAGGTGTTTCTATCTCAGTTGTTTTTTGCCATTTCTTTTGCGGACACTCCATAGGTGCTAACCTGCATTTTAATTTCATAAAACATAAACAAACCTTGCAAGTTCCTGTTGGCTTAAAATAATAAACACATGACTTGCATATTTCTAGCCTATCCTTATACACATTATTTGGCACAAAAAACTTATTCATTTAAATTTTTCTTTAAAATGTTTCTTACTTTGTCTATTGTTGTAAATATGCTGTTTCTGCTTATTTTTGTTTTTTTATGTATTTTATCTAGTGTGCTGCCCTCTTCATAATAGTACAACTTAAACAATTCCCTATCGTACCAATAATCTAATTTATCCAACTCCTTGTCAATCAATTCTAACCTTTCTAATTTTGTATTATCTACCTCTTCATTCGGAATGTTATGTAAACTTTTATTAACATTATTATCAAAGTATATATTATCGTCATTGTAAGTACAACTAAGAGTGTAGATAGAACTATCAATATGTGTGTAATACTTCTCATACTTATAATAAAAATTGCTTCTAGTGCTTGTTAATGCTCTTCTTAAAGCAACCGCCCCATACCTTGTAATCCCTAATATTCCATCCTTTTCATATATGCCCTTTAAAATATCAGGATTCATTTGTAAAAAATAAAGCATTAATTCCTGAACCGCTTCATTTACTTTGTTTTCATCTGTTGTTAATCCATAAGCCATAGCCCTAAACTTATCTGTTAATTTAGCTATTTCTAAAAATATCTCAGTCATGTTTAGGCTCTACTCTATTAAGCTTTTCTACAACCTCATGTAGCATTTCATCTAACACAACCCTATATGCTCTAACTACTGCCGCATTAGTCTTTGTTTCAACACCTGCAAAAAAGCCATTTGTTGCTACTGATAAGTTTATTGGAATTATCATAATCCAATCATAAAAGTTGTTTTCATGTGTTCCATTTCCATAATTATTTGAGTACTCTATAATCACATCCACCACCTCTAAATAATTATTGTATTTTGCCTTAGTTGCAACCTCTTGGGCAAATTGTTTGCACATTGTAATATAAACATCTATAATAGATTTGTGTTCTTCATTTGCGTATATTGGTATGTGCATACGCCAAATTTATAATAAATGTTTACTCAATCCCCTTTTCTTTTTTTAAGTTTTTAACAGCCTCTTTATAATAACTTATCTTTTCTTCATAATCTACCCTAGAAAATTTTTGTATTTGCCTAGATTTAATCTGTAAGCTTTCAGCAGTTCCCTCTCCATATTGAGCATCTAAATTAATACCGAACTGATATTGTCTGCCCTGCCCATAAAGATTATCAGCTATTGACTGTGGTTGCACATTAATTTCATCCCACCTAGTAGATAAGCATTTCCTAGACATAAAGTGTCCTGCATGAATACACTTATAGTGATAGTAACGCCCTGATGTATAACACTTTACAAAACCTAAATCATCAGCATCCCTTAGCCTAATGTAAAGACTAAACCATTTGTCTAATTCTTTTTTTAATTTGCTAATTGACTTTTTTACCATATTGATTTTTGCGCAAATTGTTTAGGCGGTGCATTGTATATATATTTTGCAATAGTAGTATTTCTGCCAAATCTAGTTTTTTTTGTTAATGGCTTACTATCTATATTATAGCCCTCTTTTCTATGGTTAAATATAATAGCTGATAATCTAGTTGCTCCATAATCTTTTATTGCTTCATAGCTTGTAATACTGCCATATCTTTTTAAATGCCATAAAACTGCATCTGATTGTGATTTTACCTCATGTTGTTTAATTGTAATTGTTTTCATTGTCTTATTTGTCTTATTAGCCACATTGCAATGGCTGTTATTAATACCCACCCTATCATTTTAAAAGTTTTGGTTCATCTCTATAATGCGGAACTTGTTTTGGGTTCTCGCCTTTGTCCACCCTTGCCCTAGCGTCCCATATAAGCTGTTGATGCTTTCTAAGCCACTTTATATAGGTAGGCACGTTAAAGTGTATAAAATCGCTTGTATTAGGGCTTCTTACGCCTAAATTAAATGCGTTTTCTGCATCTTCAAAATAAAAGTTTTTATACATTCTTTTTAAATCAGTTGCTAGGCTTTGAGCCATTATAGATATTGTATCCTCTTCTACGTTATTTTGTCCTAATTCTATGTATGTTTTGCTAACTAAATCAACAGAACACATTAGCAAATCTTCATTTGACATTGTTTTAATTATTCTCATTTTCAAATTGTTTTTTTAATTTTTCTTTTACGTTTATATTTTTCTGTAAATGTTGGTGTATTTTGCTCATAGTAGTCTTTTTTGTTTCTCTTCGCTCCCAAGTCCTTATACAAGCTTTCCAGTCCTTCATTTTATTTTTACCAACATACCAATTTTTACTTTCATAAAAATCTATAAAAGCTTCTGCATCTATATTGTTTTTGCGTAATATACAATAATTTTTAACATCATCTAAAGTAGGTTTTTTAAAACGCCCCTTTTTATTACTATCTGTAAGATTAATATTATTTATATTTATATTAGTATTATCTATTAACTTTTCTTTACAGGGGTTGTTAACTAAAGTTATCACCCTAGTTAATATTTCTTTACTACCCTGTTTATATATGTTAACACGCTTAATATGATTGTTGCTTTCTAAAATTTTAAGCCATTTTTGTATTGACACCCTGCTAACCTCATAAAGCTTACAAAAATAATCTGTTGATGCTGTACATTTACCATTCATATTACATAGTGCTGTAATTTCTGCATAAAGTAATTTAGCATTAGGTGTTAGCTTTTTACTATATCTAACGTCAGCAGGAATTATAGCATAGTAATTAGGTTTGTCCATTATAACATTTTAATTGTATAGTAATATTTCTCCATTGCAAATTTAA